CGGCATTTTCCGGCGGGTATGGAATAGGGAATTACGGGAACGTAAATAAATCCTTTCACGAGGAAAAATTTCACGCACGGCAGGGCCATGGCTTTACTGCAGAACGGGCAAATCATTTATATGATAAATTCTCAGGTAAAGATGCACATATATTAGGGGATGATAATAAAACAAATGGCGCAGACAGGATGGTCAATGGGGTGGAATTGCAATCAAAATACCGCGAATCAGGGAGTTTATGCGTTGGAGAATGCTTTGAGCAAGGAAAATACCGATATTATGCAAAGAATGGCAAACCTATGCCGGTCGAAGTTCCATCAGACAAGTATGAAGACGCTGTACGGGCAATGGAACGACGGATTGAACGTGGACAGGTTCTAGGCGTATCTGATCCCAAAGAAGCAAAGAACCTTGTCCGGAAAGGACATTTTACATATGAACAGGCGCGGAATATTGCAAAATCAGGAACAGTGGAATCCTTAGCATATGATTCCATAAACGGCACAATTATCGCTACATCTGCATTTGGCGTCAGTGCAATCATTACTTTTGCAACCTCCATTTGGAATGGAGAGAATTTTGAAGTTGCTTTGCAAAACTCTGCATATTCAGGTATAAAAATTGGAGGAACGGCTTTTATTACATCTGTTATAACAAGCCAGCTATCAAGAGCAGGGTTAAATAGCGCTTTGGTCAGCAGTTCTGAAACCGTCGTAAAGATGATGGGAAAAAATGCCTATACTACACTTGCTAACGCATTTAGAAGCGGAAGCAATATTAGCGGTGCTGCTGCAATAAGCCATGCCGCAAAAGTATTAAGGGGCAACGTAATAACCGCAGGGGTAACGGTTGCCGTTTTATCCACTGTAGATATTGCTAATATATTCCAAGGCCGAATTTCCGGAAAGCAGCTTTTTAAGAACCTCACAAACACAACTTCAACAGTTGCCGGAGGAGCTGCCGGCTGGTGGGGTGGTGCAACTGCAGGCGCAGCTTTAGGTTCAGCAATACCCATTATTGGTACAGCTGTTGGCGCTGTTGCTGGCGGTTTAATTGGATCTGTTGCTGGCGGCACGGCTGCTGGGAAAGCAACAGATACTATATTAGGGGCTTTTATAGAAGATGACGCAGAAGAAATGGTATACATCATCCAAAAACAATTTGAAATATTGGCAGTCAATTACTTATTAAGCAGCAGAGAAGCCGAAAAATCCGCTGATGCCCTCCAGGAAAAATTAAATGGAAAAATATTAAAAAATATGTACGCCAGTGACAATAGGGAAGAATTTGCACAAAACCTGTTATTGCCAATTGTTGAAAGCCAGA